CTTTTTCGTTCTCTCCTTCTCGGTTGCCCATGTCATGCCGCTGCCGAAGGTATAGTCAGTCCAGAGGCGTATAGCCTGCTTTGCCAGCGGGTCTTTTGCTTCATACAGCCTGGAGGTTACAATATTGGCTTTGCGGTCAGCATCCGATATGACCTGGCCGCTGGCTTGCCCCGATCGAATCCAGCCCTGATCTTCCAGCTTTAGCTCATCCTCGACGCTTTGAGTTGCTTCCCGCAGCAGCATATCGAGGACGCCACTATGGGTAACTTCACTGAGCAGAGCATCGAAGTCCTTGAAGGCTTGCCGTGGCTGTTGTATCTGATATTGCCAGTCGTTGGTATCTTTTTCGTTCATAGTTTAATCCTCCTCTGTCAGTTCACCTTCATAATCTAAGATAGTCTGTTCTATTGCCCAGCGTGAATCTCTATTGAAATTCACGTGCTGATTGAACACTGAGTCATACCTACGAATGTCATATTCTTCTTGGCACCGTATAGTGCAAAACATTTTGGGTTCAGCATTAGGATATTGATAATAGATTATTCCGCAATTTGAACAGTAGCGACGTATCATTATTGGGTCATGATTAGTTTTCAGCATTAACCATTCGAAGATATACTCTGAGAGTATTGCTTCGTTCATGATTCTACCTCCACAGGCACAAACTCACGCCTGCCTAGTTTTTCTGTTTTCTGAAACAACCTAGCCGCAAGGCCACAAAATCTACAAAAATCCCCCGTGACATGAAATATATTGTCACAGCCTGGTATCTCAAGAGTCAGCAGCGCCCAGGGGCTGTGAGCATCGCATTGTGGGCATTTTGAAGGCAGGCGCTTGGCTGCGACTATTGTTTCGTTCACAGGTCAATCCCCCTTACATGCTGCATTTCCCAACTGGACATGCTTTCGCCCATTTAATCATACGTAGCCATCACCGCTTGCAATGCCACCGTTTTGACTTACCACCGTGCCGCCAACAGAATTTACTACCTGGAACTGGGTCTAGCATACAAGGCCACCACAGACCAACACGCTTAACAGCATAAGGGCAATGACCTATCTCATCACCATTTATGCGTTTTATATATGCATCCTCCCATTTCTGATAACCGCCCTTACGAAGTACTACTGAGCCTGCACCAAAACAATTGCGAATATAATCCTCAGTTATGCGTTCTGATTCTGGGGCTTCTTTCCACTTCATAACAACTCCTTTTCATAAGTCCATATTGACATTGCTCATGGCGTCATATATCAGTATCGCCTCCTGTGGCTCTGGCGGCTCTGCCTTGCCGACGACTCCATAGCGCCGGGCATCCATTAAATGGCTGAAGTTGTGCATGGTCTTTTCCGTCAACTTCCCGTTTTTGTCGGCTATATACCGGAAGTTCCTTTGCTCCTTGATTCCGTTTGTTGAGTCCTTTGTCCAGAACTGTCTATATTGCCTGACCCGCTGGTGGCCGTACTCGACGCTGCCAGGCCCCTTCGGTGCTGGTTTGATGTTATAACCCAACTGATAGATTTCCTCAATGCTCTTAGGTTCGGCAGAATCGGCGAATATTTCATCGGAGTGCTTGACAACCCCGAGATCCCCCATTATCACAGCGATGTCCTGATTGGTTAGTCCTCTTTCATAAATCAATTCCTGCGAGTATAGGCTATCCCCGACAACCACATTCTTCACCAGAGCGGTCGCATCGGTAGAAAATCCGAAGTCCAGACCGTAGAACGTATCGCCGTGGGGCAACTCATCGATCTGTCCAAAGAACGGGTAGACAAGCCCCTCAATCTTGCCAAGCCTGCCCTCAAGATATACATTTGCCCAGTTGGGGTCTCGCTCCCCTGCTGCCAGGATATTGCTTATCACCTCCGGGGATATGACATCGACGGCATCCCGATATGTACTGTGTATATAGGCATTCTCTGGCTCCCCTATCCAGTATTCATGAGCCCAGAACTCTGAGACAGGATTCCAGTCACAGAAGGTGAACTTAGTAGTTCGTATATCTAGCCCCCTGGCCGTCTCCCAGGGCACATTGTTGCCCTCGTTGATAAACAGGATATCACGGCGCGGGCCCCGTACCTTGTCCGCTTCGTCGGCCCCAAAGAACTCCATCATGCCATTGCCCAGATTGTAGGTCTGCTCTGTCTTGTTATATCGGGGGTTGTTGTCAGGGCTTTCATCGAGGATACGGAAGAAGTCTCGGATGGCGCCGCGCTTGAGGTGGGGCAGGGACTCGCTGACCACCGATATTATGAGCTTTGACTTAGCGTGCTTTGATATCATGATAAGCAACTGGAGTATCGACCATGTCTTGCTTGAGTACGTGCCGCCCTCGTTCAAGGCCCGGCGCTTGCCCGATAGCCACGCCTCGTTATTCAGACCAAAGATGCTGGTAAATTTAAGTTCTCTCTCCATCTTCCAACTCATGAACTTCCCTTGGATAAACAACTTTATCGTGATTGTCTATCTCGGCAATCAGGGGGGAATCCATAAAGCTATTCCCGCTTATTAAAACCCTTGATTCCTCCACATCTGCCTTGTAGCCCCTATATTTACAGCACAATTCCACAAAATACTGTAGCCAGAACCGTAGCTGAAACTGCCAATCACCATCATATTTTCCTACTTCTATCATATCCGCAAAGATTGTAGCAAACTCACCCATGAAGGTAAATTCATCAGGAGCATCTGTCTTAATCCCCATCCTATCCCCATCTTTGTATAGTTTAATCATTTTTGCCTCCTTTATGTCCGTTCTCCACCGATCACCCTCTTGAGGTTTTCCTTGTCCTCTTGGCTTGCCACGATGATTTTAAACGGTATCGGCCCGCCTTCGCTGCCAGTGACCTCCTGGCGCTCGATATATCCCCTGCTCTTGGCCTGGGTCTTGAGGTAGAAGATGATGCAGGCATTATCACCGCTCTTGATTTTCTCATAGAGCTTGCCCTCGGCAAAGTCTAGCATCCGCTCATGGGCGTCTTGTGCGGCTGCCTTGACAGAGGGGAATTCAGCCACATAACGTACTATAGTCCTATAGCCTATCCCTGATTTGGCTGCTGCTAAAGTCAGAAGCCCGCTAGACTCTGTAATAGCCTTGATAATACGTGCAGCCGTCTCTTCCCTTTTTTTTGAAACGCCGTTTACGCCGTTGCCATTAGTCGCCATCTGTCCATCCCTCAACCCGGGTGGAAGCTGTTATATATCCCTACTGCCCATGCGAATACATCCGACCATTCGGCGCCCGCCTTGCGCATCTCCAGCCAGCAGGCACGGGCGTCATCGACGGTGATATCGGGCTTTTTAAGGGTCTCCTCGCCTTTTAGGGCTAATAGGGCTGAGGCTTGGAATGCCTCTGATAGCTCCTTCAAGCCCTTGCTGGCGGTGGCCTTTATTTTGTCGACCCATACTTTAAGACCAACACTTCCTGCGATTATCATGACAAGAATTGGCAACACGATTCTCGCAATTTCCCAACCGCTCATTTCGATTCCTCCTTCTTGAACATATTTCTTATGTATTGAATCAGCCTGACGCCAGCGTAGATAAGCGCGCCAATCGCCATGCCGTATTCCCACTTCGCCAGCCGTGGTTTTGGCTCGTTATAACATCGGTATCGGTCTTTCCCTGTGATGCCTGAAAAGACGTGTACTGACCACAGGCCGAACAGGAACGCCAGCGTCAGGTCGAACAGCCTCAAGGCTTTGCTCATTAACTTCATGTGCCTTTCATCTAATAGAAAAGCCCCCGGCTGACCTTCGCCGCCGGAGGCTCCTTTTGCTTCGTATGTTCTTTTAAGATAGGATAACAGCATTTTCTCATAATTGTCAAGTCCCACCTTTATCCTTCCGCAGCTTTGGCCGGTAGTCTGGAGCTTTGTTAAATATCATGTGGCTCACCTCGCCATCCTTAAACCTCGACATCACGGGCTTATCCTGATAATAGGGTGTCATTACAATTTGCCCTTCTTTGGCCTATAGTCTAGTGCTTTGTTGTGCACGATTTTCCCAATCTCCACATCCTTGAAACGTGACAGTATCGGCAATGGCAACCCTGGCTGTTGCGGGTCGCTGGATACCCGCATGGGGTTCAGATTCGTCACCAGTATCATCGGCTTTTGGTGTGCATACCTGTAATCGACAATCTCCTCTAGCAGCGAGTTAGTCCAAATAGTCGTATTCTCGCGACCCCACTCGTCAACAGCTAGAAAATCGCATTCCCGATATGGTTGCAATACGTCAATATCTTTGAACATTGCCAGCCTAGCCTCGGCCACTAAGCTAGACATGGTGGTATACTTGACATTCGCTCCCCTCTTGTGAGCCTCCATCAAAGCCGAATAAGTCAGATGCGTTTTGCCGTTCCCGGTAGTACCATAAATCAGCAATAGCTTGAAGGTAGCCTTGCCAATCCCCAACATTGAAGAGGCATCGAATACATCCTCGCTCCCTGGTACGATACTGAATTTCTCAAACCCTCGGTGCGCTTCAGGGATACCTGTCATCTCAAGCCTTCGGCCTTCACGCTCTGCCTTGGTCCGTTCTAATAGGCATTTGCAGGGCTTTAGCTCCTGGCGCGATTCTCCCTCAGCATAATGCGTCAATGTAATCCACTCTCCATCGTGGCATATCGAGCAGGTCTCCTCCCGTAAGGGGTCGGTCATGCTGGGTCGCAATGGCGGTAGATACGGATGATCCTTCACCCACTTATCCCGCGCCTCCACAATCTGAGCCCCTAATCGTTCGAACTGCAATGTATCCTTGGTGATATAACCATCCCTTATCAGAATTGGCACGATATATGGTAGGAAGTCAGATATGCTTATTTGTTGTG